TGCCATATTACATACCGTATAGGAGTAGGCGCGACACGAAATCGCTGTACTCATAAAGATATCCATGCGCTCTTCACGCGCCCATATGTGACAAACCGGTCCCCTTTGGCTCGTAAACCAGTCGGCGTAGGCAATCATAAGACCTGCAATTCCCACCTTGCGCACGGAAGGATGAACACAGAGCCCCTCAATCACGCGCGCACTCTTCAATTCAGCACCGTGGCTCATTGTGAGAGAGCACGGAACGCTAAAGATTGTTGCAAGAAGCGACTTATCGACGGACCGAATGACAAAGGCATAGACACGCGGATCTTCAAGATAAGGTACGATGTGCGCCTCGCGTATATTCATTTTCCAGTCTTCACCACGATAATAGGTGTTCCAAAATGCCACTATTTCTCCCGCATCTCTTACAGTTGCCTGTTGTGGCTCGTAGCCGGCCACGACCGGCTTTGCCGCGGGCTCGCTCCTCAAATAGGATGGGAGTGGATCTCTGTCCCATGTATCTAGCCAGGTGGGTGCCGCCGGATTGTTTGACCAGAAGTTCATTTAACTTAAGAATATAGGTATACTCTTAAGTTAGACCATTGCAAAGTGGTCTTAGGTTTGTTATAGACCTATGAACATTTAGACCTAAATGTTCGCGGGTCTAAACGAAGTAGCATCGGACATAGGTCTATACGGTAACTGTACCGTTGCTATTTCCGTCCATTTTTAAATTATTATATGTGAAATCTCCGCCATTCGTACCAAGAGGGAGTACTTTCATTTGACCATTCATGGTAAGGGCTTTGAAGGTTGAATTGTATGTTAAGCCCTCTTGTAATCCAACGTATCCGAGTGCGATGCACACAACAACGATAGAGCATATCAAAAACGCACTAAATGGGTTGAAATAAGATTTGGCTACCTGAAACAATCCCAGCAGAACTACTGTGAATAATATGAATATCAACAACAAATTGTTCATCACTCTATTTATTACTCTGGTTTTAACCTACCTGTAACGTGCCCGTTCACTGTCATATCTTGGAATTTCAAATCAAAATCAATATTTTCTAGTGTATCAAATCCGGAGGATATATCCTTACGCGCCGTTGGACTAAGAAGTAAATATATGCTCGCTATGCCAGTACAAATGCCGGCAAACATTAGTCCTTTGCCACACATAGTACCACGTACAACTTCTACTCCAAACAATAATCCGCCTATTATCACTATAATAAACGCGATAGATACCAGTTTATGCATCTCTTACTTATCCATTTTATTTTGATGTCTTCATAGCAAGGCAAAAATTGAACAAGAATTAATCCCTACTCCATTAGTAGGGATGGCCATACCTTGCGATAATACAAAGTCACCACTTTTCCTTTCCAAAGATTCCGCGACTACGGCGATGTCTACAATTACGCTAACAGAGCCAAAGGTGTCAAAGAACCGTTGCTGTGCTTCCGAATGCAAGCGGAAGTTGTTTCTTAGCGACACCGAGTGCCGTTGCGGACAGCGGTATTGTGGACAACATCGGCTACCCGAAACACACAGTTGCTCCTTTGATTTTAAAGCGGCAGGTAAGGATCTGCTTACCAAACAACTCGTACGCGTAAATGGCGACGAGTCGCGCCTGGACCGCATTTAGACCAACTGGCATTATAACCGTGGGATACAACAAAAAATGGGCGCAGTGCCCATTTTTTGTTTTAGACCCGTGAACATTAGACCCGTGAACATTAGACCCGTGAACATTAAAAATGGGCACAAAGTGCCCATTTTTAATTGTATCACACGGTCTAAAAATGGGCACAGTGCCCATTTTTAGTTTTAGACCCGCGAGTCAAATCTATAATTTATGAAATATTCTCCCTTCACGGTGATGTCCATCAGGTGCACCACGCTCATCGCGCCGATCACGGGCGCCAGGGTAATAATGCGGCATATCTCGCCGCACGGGTCCTGTGTATCCACCCAGCCATCCATAAGACCACGGGATCCACAGTGGAACTTCCTGTGGGGCTTCTATCACTTCCTCTGTCACGACTACGGGGGTATGCTTTTTCTTTACCACCTGCTCAATCTTGAACGCACGCGACAGTGTATACATTGTCCCCGCTAGAATTGTCATTAGTACTATTAGTATTAATAACTGTCCTGTTGACCGGTCCATCTCTATCGTGTGAAGCAAAAAAGATACTGGTATTCGTAGCCAATCCCCGTTAAATCAATAAACTGTTTGTAGACAAATCCATTGTCTTCTGCTACACCTACCACCGACTCCATACGTGGTATCCGTAAATGGTGTACTTGCCTACGGATTTTGCCATTCTTAAACTTGAACTCTTCACGGAATTCCGCATTCTCACCCTCGTGGTGAAAGTCGGCCTCGTATTCAAACTTGTCAAACGTCACCTTGCTCCGGGTGACACGTTCTTTACTATATTTTTGCACACTAAATGCCGTAAATGGACTCGCTGCCTCCAATATCGGGTCGAACTTTTCACGGTTCACCAGATGAATCACTAAAGAACCTCCAGGTTGGAGCCACTGAAAGGCATTACGGAACATCATCACTGGATCGCGCAAATAGTAATATGTGAAATAGTTGAGTGTAATTAAGTTAAATTCGCTCGCTGCAAACTGCCCAATCTGCTCTGCTGGTCCCACACGGTAATCGTTTTTTGGATATAGCTTTCGGGCCTGCGCCACCATTGCCTCGCTCGGCTCAAGGCCCACGATTTTGCCAACGCCTGCCGCCTTGAATGACTGCACATGCGCTCCTGTACCGGCTCCAATATCAAGCACTTCCAACTTTTCTATTTCTGGTCTGTACTGCTTTGCAAAGGCGAGTGTGAGCCCTATTTCTGCATCAATGCGCGGACCACCCTGTACAATAAGGTCGTAAATCTTGGCGTAAAACTCGTCATATAAATGCTCGTTACCAAGAACAATTACGTCTCCGTCGGGGCCGTCAGGGTTTGCAAATCCTTCTACGCCGTCTAATGCAATACTTGTAGCACGCATAGACCATCGTAAATATAAATAGTTCGCAACTAAGACAGATAAGATAACAACCAAAATGACTTGTATCGTATCTAAGTTCATCATTCCTAATTATGTGGGAGTTTATCCACCCATTGCGCGTACGTAGTTTCATTGAGTGTGGCGTCCCAAATAAGCCGGCGGTCAATCACGAGACTATGATTACGATTTAGCACGGTCGCATTCACGTGTGTAGGGACAAAATGTGTCAAACGGTGAAGTATCTTGGTAATCTGTCGGAGGCTCAGAGTACCACACGTATAGAGATCAAACTCTAATAGACACTTACTCTCTTTATTCTGGAATATCTTTGGGTCGGGATTGCGCCAGAAGTGAAATGCAATATGACTTGTTTGTATAGGCGCAATCGCCGTGAGACCCTCGTTATAACGCGGATACGTTACATAATAAACACGTGCTTCACCTAGCAGTTTCATATTTACATCGTGCACTATACGTTCCACGAGGGCTTTGGCCTTTGCCTTGTCGCCCTCCAAAGGACACTTTTGGGTTTCCATACGTAGCAATAAATGATGATGCTGTATTTTAGATTCATTGTGACGGGTTTGCCGCCTCTTTGCACTACGTTTCTCTTTGCGTGTATTCATCCCTATATAACGTAAAGGAAATAAGTGCGCACCATCGTTCCGAATTATTACGAAACCATAGTAAATGCAAACAATAACGACTACGGACCCGCACGCCACCTCGAAACATACCCTATGCGGTTACGCCTGGAGTGATGTAACGAACGCACTCATACGTGCTATAGGAACAGCAGACAATGTGCGCGCCCAACGTTGGGCAGCCGAACTTGTATGCTCGGAACTTGGACTGGGTCGCCTCGAGGCAACTCTATTTCACGCGTGGGCCTGTCACGTAGGCCCCGCCTACCCAGGTTGGCCCCGTATCTGGTATAATACGATTTCGCAAATTCGCGCTCTCTGGGCGAAAAGCAGCGGAGACACAAAAGCCATTCGTAATACACCAACTGTGCGTCAACTTGTGGCGGAAGCAGTTGCCGGTCTTGTTTTGAGCGCAAAAAAACCACTTCCCGCACTTCCCACAAGTGCCGATTGCTTTCGCGAGGCTGAAGCGATGCGCTCTCGACTGCGGGCGGGGGGTGGCGCCGGCGATCAACTTGCAACCCGACGTGTATGGACTGCTGGTCAAGATGGCTCTGACTTAAAGACAATCGGTAACGAACTCGAGGCGGCGCTACGTAGTCATCAGATTAGTCGTATGTTATTTTGGATTATCTGGGTCGTAACTCTGGATAGCCAAACCGAGGCTCCACCGGCAAAAGAGCGGGGGCCCGCACATCTTACACCCAAACAACGCAAATCACTTCTTTGGTTCGTAGTTTCTCTTCTACGGGAACTTGCGAACGAGGGGGCGTTTTTATCCGTGGAGGACCGCAACGGAATGTGGGGCGCGCTAGAGCTTACGTGGAATAAACTCGGCGCCAAGGGACGACGCGACGGTATTGTCGCGATTGCTCTTGCTGTACAAGACCACTTGCAGCGTAAAACGAGTCTCACCTTGGGTGGTCCAACCGCGCCACCTGCTCTGGCGACGGTTCGCAGCGCCACAAATGCCGTCGATGCCGTGTACTCTACAATTGCAGAAGAGGCACGACGGTTCTTGTTGGAAAAGCCAGAAATGACGGGTCTTGCCGGTACGGCCTCTGCGGCCGATGTGGCAATCAGTAGTAAAAAGGCGGTATTGTCGTCTATGGACAAATTACAACTTGCATTTAACACAGTGCGTTAACCACACCAGCAACGTATTCCATAATTTAGTTTATAGGGATGAATGTTGCAATTCAATAACAAGGCGCCCATCATTGCATCTTCGTACACAAAATATTTCGGATATTCCTCCTTTTGTGCAACTAAACACTCTAAGGCCTTTCGACTTAGTATATACGTTTCACCTCCACCCAAATATGGCCTATATTCTTCCGCATATTCCTTATTGTGCCATACAGAGTCTTTAGGGACTCTGCCAAAGTGATGCCGACGACCCAGAAGATGTTTCGGTAATAAATTTTGCCCAATATAATCTTTTGTAGTCAAAATAGCTCGATGTTTTGTTTGAATCTCTGTAATTTGCGCTGCTGAAAAATCCGTATCATGGTCGTCCGCTTTGAGGATATGTGTATACTCATTAAATAGTGAGCATTTCAAAATAAACTCATATGCGCACATCATTTTCTCGGATAGACCCTCATAGGCATCACTGCATTTGAGATACATCATTTTACCGTCCACGTAACTTTCCTCAGAATCGCCGCATAAAATAACGCTATTCGGGATACCTCTATCAAGTAGTTTTGGCCACAAGGAGGCGTGTTTTCTGCACGAAACAATTACTACCAATACGTTTGCCATTTATTCTATTACCGACGAGCATTTTAGCCCGCATAAAATACCTATAACAGCAATAGGAATGTCATCGAACTTGGTGGATAAACCAGTATTAAATAAAGAATTTGCCGAATGGGCGGAAGGGATGGCAAACGCTGCCAAGGGAGCGTTTCAGAAGTCCAAAGAAACCATCTCCGATAAAAGCGGATTCGGATGGGTTGCTGCTATTGTGCTTATTGCGCTTGTTATTGGCCTACTCCTCTGGTATTTTCGAGCGTCTCGCAAATTCGAAACTCCCACAAACATAAGTCGTATTGGTATGCACATACTCAAAGAGCAAGGGAATGTTTATTCCAACCCCCACGGACGCGTGGGGATTCGTAGTTACTTGCAGAAGTTGAAGAATGATGGAGTACCCGACACACATCTTTGTTTTACAAACTTTTACTATAGTACGGTAAATGCATCCAGTGTTTTCTTACCCGCATTAGATGCCATCGTCAGTCCTGCTGCACTCAAAACGGCTTATGATGGAGGTGCGCGTGCCTTTGTGTTTGACCTATGGCCCGATATGACTCCAGGTGCCAACTTTGCTCCTGTAGTACAAATAGTAGAGGCCGGTAGTAACTGGCGGCGCATTAGTATGAACGCTCTACCCTTCGCCTCTTGTCTCCAAACACTGATTCAAACTGCTTACCAGATTGGAAGTAATCCCGGTAGTGAGGACCCGTTAATTCTGTATCTACGGTTCCGAGGTGTACCGCGTACATCTACCTACACCGCGACTGCGCAGGCTCTCCAAGCTACAATTGAACCCTATCGTCTTGCTTACCCGTTTTACAATTGCCGCGGGCAAGATGACCTCTTCAAAACACCTATCATAAATTTCTTCAAGAAAGTCGTGATTGCCAGCAATGTACGGGCAGCAGGCAATATGCTGAGTGATTACATTAACATAGGACCCAGAGATGGTATTAAATTGGAATGGAGGCCTAACGAGGCCAATGGTCTGAGTATAGAAGCCAAGGCGGATGCAATTCGTAAGATTCAACAGAATCTGAGTTTTGTTGCGCCGGCGAGTGAACTTCCTGAAGCTTCCAACAATTATGACTCTAAACCTTCTGCTGATGTGGGTATTCATTGCTGCGCTATGAATTTCTGGAACAACAATGACGCGCTCAAGAAGTATATGGACCCAGCGCTCTTTGGTAAACAGAGTTTCGCCATTAAACCCGTGCCACTGCGTTATATTATCGAGACGCTGCCACCGCCCAAATATCCCGAAAACCCCAACTGGGGCTCTGGTACAACAGCGGGTACTCCTGTCACACCGCCGGCGATTCGGTTGCCATAGTGCACGACTTGAGCGGCGGTCACAAAAACCCAAAAAAAATTGAATCTAAACGATGTGTGAAACATATAGTATAGATATGAATGCATTTCTGGATGCACGTGATAATCTCTGGCAGGCATTTTACGCCGCAGACCCTTCCTTTCACAACGATCATTTTAGAGAATTCGAACGGTACACCAACGACCGCTTCGATAACCTCAATGCATTAGTTGCATTTGGCTCTTCAAATATGGAAAACAATCTAAGCCGTCTTCACGAATCCTTGTCTCACTGCCCCATCTTTGCAAACGACGAAGAAGCCGGTCGTTATTATCTGCATACAATGTTTGAAACGGATGAATCGCACCCCATTCACGTGGCGTTTATGGAAATGATGCGTAAGTGGCGGGCATACAAAATTCTTATGACTGGTGACACAGATGATTCCGCGTCAAGCGACGATTCCGATTAACGCCGTTTGCGCGACACTGCAACCCATACAATAAAAGCCAGGCTGAGTGCCGCCATCACGGTCACGTTAATATTATCTTTGCTGACAAGATAATGAGATTTTTCTAAGTCTGTCGGAACATCGCAAATCGCACAGACCTTCTTCATTGCAATATCGCTACCCGTACCCCGCTGGCTGAAAAAGATGTTTTTATTGAAAATTATCTTGAACGGACGATGTTGTGCATAATACGTAATGTACCAGTCAATATGTTGCTGGAGAGGGAACACTTCCGAAAGAAGTTTCTTGGCACCCGCCTTGGTCAAGAAATATCCATTGAGGCCCAGGAATTCCTTACATTGGACCCACTTGTCTTCATATTTATGATTGTTTAGGTCATCGCTTCCGTTAAATGTGCCAATCTTATCATTGCAAGCAATATTGCCTAAACTCCATAAGTCCCATTTGGAGGTGTCTGCGAGCCACGAGTATTTGCGGAAGGCGGCGCGCACCCGTTCCCACATCCCATCCCGCACAATCAAATCGTCCTCCAAAATCAAGAACACATTTTGGTCCGATGCCGCCAGCTTCTGCCATAAAGTAATATGACTCAATGCGCATCCTACGCCGCCAATGGAATCCAACATATCGTGACTGCGACGTGTAAAGTTCTTGATATTGTAGCGCCCAAGGACACTGATGCGAGAGTCCGTATCCACATTGAGTGTTTTGCCATCCACTGCGGAAAATCGTTGCAAATTGGGAATCTTTTGTACTTCGGGTTGCACTTCCAAGGCCGCCCATCGGTCGTGCCGACGGTCTAAATTAATGACGTATGACTGTACCGTATCAACAGACCACATTCCTATATATGGAAAATATTTCGTTTATATAAGAATGGAAACGGGTCAAACAGTGCATCGCAAAGATATTGGCCTAACATACAAGATTGCGATCCACATTTTACAGAAAATCTTTCATAAACTTCGTCTACATTTGGGCGTGGGTGCCAGGCGTGCCGACTTTGGTGCTTTGAAATTCAAGAAGATGTATAACATCATCGTGGATGTTCTGGATACTCATAAAGATGAACCTTTCGGGATTGAATTAGATACATTGTTAGGCTTACGAACCACCAAAGGTCGCCTTGCTACGCAGTTTTTAGACCGATATTTTCCTCTTTCGCAAACTTCCACGGATAATGAGTCCAGCCGACTTGCCTATTTTCAGGAAGGGGCTCCCGCGGAGTTTCCGACATTTCTGACAAGATTGACCGAACGCCGCGCGGCAGGAAATTCTCCTATTCGTGTTCAGTTTCGTGGGTCTCCTGATAAAACCGGCCACTACCGACAATTTGCCACGATTGCATTGATTGATACGGTCGAGCATTCCAAGGACAACATAGGATTCCATTTATCCTTTATTCCAACGCCAGAGTTTGAAGTGCCTGGTACTCATATAACACGCACTTACCATATTACCGATGTTGGAAATGTACAGAAGAACATTCATACGTTTTACGACTTCTATACGGACGAAGTGATTTCTGCCGGGGTTGCTGTTTCAATCAAAGGTGGTACTCGAAAGATAAGGGTCTCCCAAAGAAATCGTACTTTCAAGAAACGCGTCTAATCTATTTCCTCCACCACAGGCTGAGTCCCTGCTGGCTCTGCGGGGTCTGTTTTACCCGCCTCTGCTGCGTACAAACGCATGAGCGTCGGACGAATTGCCTCCTCCCACTCCTTCTGCTTACCCTTAACCTCTTCTGCAGAAGCCTCACGATTGTTTTCTAGCCAATCCAGACCACCCTTGACAGTCGATTCGACTGCGCTACGTTCAGACTCAGACAACTTTTCCTTGACCTTCTCTTCCATCACCGTATTACGGGCATTGTAGAGATACATCT